CTCTGCGAGAGCTTATGAAGTTACTGGTCAACTAATTAAGAGTGTGGCTGATGCCACTGATAAATTATTAGACCTACAGAAAAAAATGAGAGACATTGAGGATCCAAAAGAAAAAGGACCTAGTAATGTCACCAACGCACTTTTTGTAGGGTCAACTGCTGAACTTCAAAAGTTACTCAAAAAAGGAAAGTTAGATGACTGATGAAAAGAAAAAAGAACATGATCATGAAGACCGTAGTGAGGTACTTGGTAATCTTGTAAAAGTTGTTGTCCTTATTTGGTCAGCTTCTCTTTTGACTTTTTCGTATGTTCGTCTCCCCAATGGCCAAAAAATCTTAGATTTTGACCCAACGTTTATTGCTTCCGTATTCTCTGGCTCTTTAGCTGCGTTTGGATTATCACCTGCCAAGGCCGGTGGTGGTGCAAAACAACAGGAACAGAAGAAGAAAGAAGAACCTCCCGTCGTTTCTGCTGTGGATCCTAAAGATGCAAAAACTAATTAATGTCATTGCCCTGTTATCGGGCCTTGTATCACTCTCCGTAGTTGGTGGTGGTACATATCTCTATCTTCAAAAAGATGTACTGATTGAAGATGCAAGAAAGAATGCGATTGAAACGGTTACCAAATCCGTTACAGAAGCTCTTCCTGGACTGATCAAAGATCAAATGCCAGAACTTCCTACAACCACTGGTGGTGCAATTCCTTTCTAATGACTAATATCCCTGATATTGGGGTTCGTGATATCAACATCCGTGAAATTAGACCGAACCCCATTTTTGACTTAAACACCCCAAGAATTCTGGTTCCTACTCCACCAGTTACCACATATCTCCAGAAACCCATTGTGGCTTATCCTGGATGTGTGGAACACGCTGATGCCGTGGAGGATAATCAAAAGTCTATTCAATGTGATGGTCAGGTTCCAAGTTACGAACCTATGAACTTTGAACCCGAACAGATGACCATCACCCGTCCAGCAGATCGGCCAAAAACGCCAGAAAGAAAATCACCAGAGGTATCCCCACCACAACCGCCGGCGCTCCCGCCATCCACAGCATCTGTGACCAAAGAGGAGGCTCCCCCGACTGCAGAACCTCCAGTACCTTGGACACAAAAGTATCTGCCAGAACCTGCTGCGGTAACAACAACTGCATCGATTGCATTGATTGCGACAACATCGGCACTCCTTGCAAAACCCTTGGCTGATTTATTGTTAAAGTTAGTTAAGCCTACCGTGAAGAAGGTTGTGAAGAAGGTGTCGAAGATGCGGGGGAAGAAGGAAGTCGTACTGTCCCTCCGAGAGCGGAGGCTGGAACAGAGTGAGACGAACCATGCGAAGGCGATGATGAGGAAACTTTTGAAGGGGAAATAGAATGTACATGTGGTTTCACAAAATCCACATTGTTCACCATCACATCTGCACACACGTTAAAGTATGGACTTCTTGGGTGGAAGGTGATCCCTTGTTTTTTCATTTCGCCGCATTTTGTAAGTCTTGTGAGTTCAAACTCTAATCTGCGGTTTGCAAGAATTTGTTCTCTCAGGGCATTATGATTTTCGGCTGCCTTCTTACATAACTCCTGTTGTTTTTTGTCTAGTGGTTTACTCCATGTGGCACTGACACCGACTGAGAGGTTGTAGTTATCTTTTTGTCCTGTTCTGGTGGGTACGTGGTAAAGAATTCCCCCAGGATTATCCAGAGAGCCATCTTCATTAAGATCACGCATATCATAAACAGGATCCATGTAATACGGTTCATATGGTTTTTGAAAAGAACCACTACCCGTCACAAAGGGGGTCACGTTTAGGGTAGGGCCTTGGCAACTGATCCCATCTCCGTATGTATTCGTGATGTATGGACCCTGAAGAACTTGAATTGCCTGATTTGTGACTGAGCCTGTAGAGTTCGCAATCGGTGATGCTGTCGCTGACACTCCGCCTACGGTTTCCGCAAGAGCAGATGCAGGGGTCACGAAGACACCTAGAGCAAGGCTCAAAGTTATTGGGTGAAGACACTTGTTGTATCGGTAACTGAACGAATTTCTGTCGTTCTCTGAATTATCGTTTGGTTCGTCATACCAGGGCCTTGGTAACTCTCCGTGAACTGAAAGGCTGCGCCTGGTGTTGAAATTGTGTAGTTCCCTCTTGTGCTGAGATCCAGAGAACTTGTTGATGAAGTAACCGATCCACTTACTCCTCCCAGTGGATTGACGGTTACTGAGTTTGTATTGGCTGATGGGCTCAGTGTTGATCCACTGTAATCTACGTTGGTGCCCGTTACTGTGTATTGCCATCCTGTAGAATAATCTATTGAGTTAATCGTTTCAGTTACCGTAGAGGTAGTCTCAGTGTGACTCGTCATAGAGCCTTGGGTAAAGTTTGGTACAACTGGAACAGAGTATGCTGGTTGCACCAAACCATGAATTACACCAAGAATCAATCCGAGACCGATTGCTTCTTGAAATCTAGTCATTTTTATTTAACAGTAATTTCAGTAACAAATTGTCCTGTTGCAGAAGTACCAGCACCACCAGCAGTCAGAGTTACTGCACCTGCCGACGTAATCGTACCAGCAAGAGTGCCAGCACTACCAGCAGCAGTAGAAGTTTGATTAGAATAAGCATCAACAGCACCTACAGTAGGAGCAGTAGTTTGAATAGTGTCACCAGCAGTAAACGAGTTTGAGAAGGTGAATGAAGCACCGTCTGTTGTCTGGTATGCTGTGGGAAGAGATCCACCAGCAACACCACTAGTTAGGGTGCCGAGTCCACCGACAGCAAGGTCAGCAGATGCTTTTGACCCACCACCAACATCAAGGGTTACGCCATTACCAGATACAGAGTAGGAGTTACCAACTCTTTGGACATTGGTTGCCGCAGCATCCACAGTCAGTTGGACGGACGATGAGAGTTTATGAGTAAGATCGGCATGTGCAGGTGCCGCCATCAGTAACATTCCGAAAGCAAATAATGCCTTTTTCATTTACAGAATACACTTTTTTATCTTTGATTATTTAGTGGTTTGATCTTTATAAATAATGCGAATACTTTAAATGAAATGAACGAACAACAAAATCATTTATCACAATTAATTGAGCAGAGAAATACACTTACAACTCAGTTAGAAAATATTCAGGGACAATCTGTAAGAACTAAAGAGGTTCTTTTAAAGACACAAGGTGCCATTGAGTATCTGCAAGCAGTCGGAGTATCACTGCCAGAACCAGAGGTCACCGAAGAAGCAGAAGAAGCACCAGCAGAAGAAGGTTGACTCTCTGACCAAGACGGTCTATAATAACTGAGTTGAGAGGGAAAGGCACTGCCGCTCCTCTTAACGCTAGACTCAGTAGCTCAGTTGGAAAGAGCAATTGTCTTCTAAACAATCGGTCGTTGGTTCGAGTCCAACCTGAGTCGTTGTCCTTTCTTCTTATGAAACAAGCTGACGATTTTTACGCATATCGATTCGGTGGATTTGACAAATCAGCAGTCAATGTGCTAAGATTGCTGAGTGAACTTGAAGGGTCATACTCACTCCTCAAGTACATGGGTTTCCAAGAAGACATGGATACCATTGAAGAGATGAAGAAAAGGTATTATAAACTCTACTTCAAACTCGATAAAGAAGAAAAGACAAAAAATAATCCTCTGTAGCTCAGCGGTAGAGCCATCGACTGTTAATCGATTGGTCGCAGGTTCGAATCCTGCCGGGGGAGTGAGACGGGGAATGAGCTCGCCCGCGACGGTGCTAACCACACTGTGATCTAGAGAGTTGGTTACTTTCTTCTTGCTCCATTACAAACTGTTAAAATGTTGGGTGTGATGCCCCATAGCAAGCATTCTGATAAGTGTAATGTATGCCTACCTAGCTCAGCTGGTAGAGCAGGGCTTTTGTAAAGCTCAGGTCGTCGGTTCAAGTCCGTCGGTAGGCTTGACAAAATTTCGGTTTTGTCTTATATTAACATCCTTAACCCTACTCTAAATATTATTACAGGCGAGAACTAATATGGAAATTGTAGAACCTCATTCGACAATTTTAGTTCTTAATAGTTCTTATGAACCTCTTCACTTTACAAATTGGAAAAGAGCAATTATACTATTGTTCAAAGAAAAAGCAAAGTTAATATCAAAACGAGTGATTCGATTGGTAAACTATGTTATTATTCCATTTAGTAGAATGAACAATATGTATCCAACTAAAAACTTGATTTACAAGAGAGATAAAAATAAATGTCAGTATTGTGGATCGACAAAAAGTTTAACCATTGATCATGTTATTCCGCGTAGCCGTGGTGGTAAAGATACCTGGGAAAATTTAGTGGTTGCATGTTCACCTTGTAATATTAAAAAGGGTGATAAGATGCTGGAACACACTGGAATGAAGTTATCTTCAACTCCAAAAGCACCGATTAGTAAAGTCCTTATAGATTTGACTGATTCAAAAGTTCCAGAATGGCAAGAATTTATTTTTGAATAATCTCTTGACAAGATAATCCACACAGGTTATACTTGTCTCATGGTTAAAGGGTTTAGTTAACTAAATAATGTTACTACACCCCGTGATACATGCCATACGCAAACAAAGAAGACCGACAACGTTATCAAACTGCTTATAAAAAGGAGTATGATAAACGGCCAGATGTCAAGCAAAAACGTAAAGAATTACGTGAAGCACGTTCTAAACGAAACAAAGAGTTTGTTTTAGAACAAATGACACCTTGTATTGTTTGTGGTGAAAATGATCCTGTGGTGATAGATTTTCATCATTTGGATCATACAGAGAAAGAGCATGGTATTAGTAAACTAATACATAATAACTCTTCTTTAGAAAAGATTAAAACAGAGATTGACAAATGTGTTTGTCTGTGTTCTAATTGTCATCGTAGAGTCCATGCCGGAACTCTACAACTGCGGGATTAGTTCAGTTGGTAGAACGTCAGCCTTCCAAGCTGAATGTCGTCGGTTCGAATCCGATATCCCGCTTCGGTAAACCCTAAAAAGTTTTCCGTATAAATACTTGTTCGTAACTTTAATGTTACGAATTACAACAAACAGAAGATGCCTCAAGTACTCGCATCAGTTTTGTTGACCGGACCACAGTAGTGTGGTATACTAAATCTGCGATCGGGAAGTCGAGTCCGATCCATCATCTGCGGGTAACCATTCCGCAAGTAAATTTAACGAGGTATCTAAAATGATCAAATCTGTATTCGCAGCAACTGCTGCTCTCTCCATGTCCGCTGGTGCTGCTTTTGCAGGTCCCTACGTGAATGTGGAAACCAATGCTGGTT